CGGCTAACTGTCTCTCGACATGGAGTATAAAATGACAACTGGTACTAAGACTATCGGAAACTCGTCTCCCTCTGTACCCGGGTATTACTACCGTAGACAGTGGGGTGGCGGGGATTCGCCTGTCTTAGTTAAGGTAACGAACGTCCGTCGTAAGTATTATAAACGGGGCTTCCTTCGCTCTGACTGGGTTCGCTCAGTTAAAAGGGCACGGGGCCGCTCCGAAAATAATTACACGATGACGCTTGAGGAGTGGACTCAGAAGTCTTTGAGCACCACTGGTTCGCGTACGGTTCGTGCGGCCTTCGGCTCTTCAGCCCTTGGTCCGTGCAACTCAGACGGGAACTATCCTCCTTGGGACTCTAACGACGAAATCGCTTTGCTAGGTCGCCTACGTTCGGAAGTGGCTGGTAGTGACTTTAACCTTGGGGTAACCTTAGGTGAGTCGCACCAGACACTGAAGTTCATTGGCGATTCTGCGTTGCGAGTCGCAAAGAGTCTCAAGTTCGTGAAGCGCGGCAACTTCGCCGCAGCGTACAGTGCTTTGTCTGGGAATCAACATCTCCCTGGCACTAAACGCGTCGCTTCGAATTACCTTGAATACACATACGCCTTAACGCCTCTGCTGCTAGATGTACACAGTGGTGCACAGTTTCTTGCGCATCACCTGAATACGCCACAGCATATCGTCGTGCGTGTGTCCCAGTCTCGCCGTTATTACGTAGAGCAGTCACCAGGTTACACCGGTGCCTACCCCATGCGGAGTTGGAAATCGTCTTGCAAGTCAATCAAAGCTATCCTTCGCGAGAAGGATGTTGCCCAGTTGGCCGGCTTGACGGATCCCGCTTCAATTGCATGGGAGCTCATGCCCTGGAGTTTTGTCGTCGATTGGTTTGTTCCGATCGGTGACTACCTCCAAGCACGGGCGCTCGTAAACGGTATACGAGGAACTTTTGTCACTTCCTATAAAAGCGTTGTTGGTGCTGAGGATTATTCACACCAGCCACCACGTTATCGCGACCCTACGTACCGGTATTACAAAGTATCTAATACGCGGGTAGTTTCGACGACGTTGTCAGTTCCGCTGCCGAAGGTTAAACCCTTCAGTTCGGCGCTGTCATGGAAGCATTGTGCGAATGCTATCGCATTACTTCGAAGTGTCCTTTGATATCCTTTCTTATTGGAGTTTATATGAGCGCTATCGCTAACATCGCCGTCTACGACGGTGCTGCAACCCCTGTTCTGCATACCCTTGTACCCGTGTCAGTGACACGCGAGAAGGGCTCCGTCGAAGCAATTTGGCGGGAGCAGCTGACAGGTGTCCCTGTGGACGCCCAGGTTTCATGCAAGATGTCCATCGAACAGATGACGTCTGGTGTGTACAAGGTCGTCACACGCGTGGAGATCCCAGTGATGGAATCTATCTCCGGACAGAACTCGGCAGGCTACACCGCTGCCCCGAAGGTCGCGTATCGTGACACGGTCGTTAACACCGGCCTGTTCCACGAGCGCTCGACAGCAGCTGGTCGTCGAAGCGTACGTCAACTTGGGATTAACATCCTAGGTAACGTAGGCACGTCTGTTGCGGCAGCCACAAGTGGCCCCGCACCAGATCTCTTCGACCAACTCGTCGCGCCGGTGTAACTGGCGGCCACCATAAAGCGTGTCGTTGCTTCATGACACGCTTACTTCAATCCCTCTACTTCCAATTAAGGAGTGATATATGCGCATTAAACGCTGGGACGAAGTCTGTTCAACAGGTGATACAGATGACATCGTTGCATCTCTTGCTTACTGGCACCTTACCCAGGTCCCGGCCTCTGAGCTTCGCGCGTCGGTCGTTGTTGCTGTTTTTAATCGCAATTACGACTGGCTGTGCGAGCTTGAGGTCAGACCAGACGGGTTCGATCTCGATCAGTATCGACACTACAGCCAGGTTCTAGCCTTCTTCAAGAAGCGCCAAGATATCTGTCTGACTGGTGTCGACCGAGATCAGGTGGCCCGCCAGAAATGGCGGGATGCCGAGTGTGCATGCCGTGAAACGAATACCATCTTCAAAGCTATGCATCGTGGCGAGTTTTTCTTCTCGTCACGCGTTAACGCGATATTGTATCGCGCACAGCGCAAAATTGCATATGTCCTTGGAGATGTTCCTAGTTTGGCGGAATTGCCCATTCGCTTTGGCCCAGGAGCTACCACGCAAGTAAAAAAACGAGACGCCTGTGCCCGTGTAAAGTTGGGTGCAGGTTTCCAATGTAGCGAGGACTTGATCCCGGTCTTACCGGATTTGTTCGATCAAGTGCCTGGTTGGTTTACACCTGACCAGACCCTCGCGGAAGTGGACATCGTCTACTCTCGCGTTGCCTTCGTACCTAAGACCGCCAAGACCGATAGATCTATAGCTATAGAACCTGTCCTTAACTCGATGTTACAGTTAGGGATTGGGGACTACATGGCGGATCGGTTGAAGCGCGTAGGATGCGACATTACCGACCAGAGCAGGAATCAACAACTTGCTCGCGTCGGGTCGCTTACCGGGGCTTTAGCAACCCTGGACCTTAGTAGTGCTTCGGACACAGTATCAGTTGAACTAGTCAGGTCGCTTTTATCGCCTGAGTGGTTTGACCTCCTTTCTTACTTCAGAACATCGACAGTGAGGATGGATGACGGTTCGTTGCATCGATTGGAGAAATTTTCGTCGATGGGAAACGGCTTTACCTTTCCTCTTGAGACCCTGATATTTTGGGCCCTCGCCTCCAGTGCATCGGAGGGCGTCGAAGATGACCCCTTGACTGTAGCTTACGGTGACGACATTATTGTTTCTGTCGCCGCTGTCCCGCGCGTATGCGAAATTCTGCATGTGTGTGGGTTCTCCGTGAACATGGAGAAGAGCTTTTGGTCAGGTCCGTTCCGTGAATCTTGCGGGGCGGATTACTACTTAGGGACCAACGTTCGACCTGTCTTTGTCAAGAACAGGTTGAGCGGGGCTGATGTTTTCAGGCTGCACAATTTTTACCTGAGTGCATATCCTGACTCAGCACCGCGTGACACCCTCATCTC